TGGCCACTTTAGAGTCAACACCAATAGCCTTAAACATGAAGTCTGCATGTTCAAGATCAAGGGCTCGCTTTTTACCGCCGGCTTCCATTGGTCCTAAAATAGACGCCGCCGTTGTTTTTGCAAACTGAAGGGCACCATTCGTTAAGTTCTGAATGACCGAAAATCCTACCGCGCCGAGAGCAGAGAACTTTCTTGAAATATCATCAACAGCTCGGCCAATGCCACTTAGATCCACCGTATGTGAACTGTCCGCAAGTTTTCGAATAACTTCGCCGGTGGCAGCAAGGTTTGTTGTTGAAGACTTAGAAACGCCGTCGAAGTTAAGACTTTCCTTAAGCCTATCGAGAACGCTAATTGTACCAGCTGCTTTTTTCTCGAAATCGGCGTTGTCAAACTTCATTGATACAACGCGTTCGTCGATGTTGTCGCTCATTGCTTCACCTCTCTCCACACGTCGTTGGCGATCTTGTCGAACAATGGCCGGAGGGCCGGATTAATGAAATCTAATCCTTCTACATAACCACCGCCGCCGGTCGCATGGCCATAGTGTAAAAGAACAACAACCGAGGTTCCCTCAGAAGTCTTATTACTGTTGTACCAATTAATAGTGTACTTCCCCCTACGCTTGATTACTTTGTAGTACCAATCGGAAGCGGTAAGACCACTATCAACAGGCGTCGCCTTAACTAAAAGGTCTACACCTTTTTGCCCATACTGACTAAGAATGTCAAAAGGCTTTCCTTGTTTCAAGTTGTTGATGAAGAACTCCGTTTTATCAAAGGAGCCACTTGATTTGGCTTCGATCACAGTAACCCCTTTCTAAACTACACGGAAATATCTCCGTAGAGGTACCACTCGTTTGTACCAACCTTTTCAAGGGTGAATCGAGAATACTGTCCTGCTGAATTTAGAGCTCCACCAAGAGAGTTGATGGTAACGCCCGACCCAGCGACAATAGTGGTTAGACCTGCACCATACTGCGCTCCACAAATGACACTGCCAACTGGAATGGCGACATCAACGTTCGGGGGAACCGTCAGGTTATTCGCCCCGGCCAGATTCATCTCAATAACTTTGCCTGGATCGGTAAGCACCAGCGTGTAGTTCGCGGTCTTACGGGTAAAGATTACATCCCGTAAACGTACCGATGCGATTTGCTCATCCATGTGAGTAGCGGTGTACCCATTTACAGCAACCATGAAAGCTCCCTATTCATACGTTGACGAAATCATGTAATCGCCAACGGTCGGGGTTCCGATAGTAGCCCCATCGATTTGGAATGTGTTTGCGTCTAGCATCTCAACAAGATGCGCTGGACCAGTGGCCGTCCAGGTACCATCGCCATTGTCGGTGATGACAACACACATCATGGCGATAATATCAACCACCATCGGGAGTCTAGGCTCAACCGATTCGGTGCCGTACAGATAATCTTCTAAAAGCGCCAGTGCTTCTGGCCGAGTGGTACGCGAGTCAATTACCAAATGTGCCGTTGGTCGGCGACTTGGGAACTGTTCCGGGGTCCCGCTAAAAGACCAGCTGAACTCAATGGGCGCGACGTTTGTGTCTACTGTTTGGTTTGTAACGTTGTCGGGGATTGATGTGAGGTTGTACAAAATATGAATCTTGTATCCCAAATCCACACCAGTAACATCATTCCCAACAAGAGTTCTATAGGACATACCAAAAGTATCTCTTGGTTGACTGTCCAATAGCAAACCTTCGTTCGTATCGACATACCCGTCAAACATTAGGAATTCGTCCGGATATGTTAATGCTTTAACCCTGGCGGTGAAATCTCCGTCCGTGACAAGATCGAAGGTTTTGACCCCGTCCAAATAGATTGGCGTAGCGGCAACATTGTCGTGAGCTTCCTCTACCGAGATGAGCCCGCTCCAAGAAAATCCTTTGGCGCGCTCAGAAAAGCCAGTGCCAATAGGATGAAGAGGAGAGTAAAAGACTCCTCTGTCTACACCAAGTTCATAAACTCGTTCACCAATTTGATCCCACAAAAGTTTAGTCATTTACTACCTCCTAACCACTAGTGCCAAGTTTAGCTTTTCGAGCCGCGTTAAGTTCTCGGTTTCTTGCGGCGATCTCGCCCTTCGACATTTGCTTTTCATTCGAGTTCTTAATGCCACAGATTCTAAGTAAAGCAAACAGTCTATTCAAATTCCAATTCTCACAATCGAACGGCACGCTATATGAGGTCATCCAGAAGTAGATTAACTCTGAAGTGATAATCTCCGGAGATTTCTTCGCCCTCTGATTCGGAGGTTCATAGAACGTGGTCGCCGATTGAGCAGACGCAATATACTCACTGACTGCGTCATAATGTTTCTTAGAAAACAGTGAAACGATTTCGGAAGATACGCCGGGCGTAACAAGCATCATCTCGATGTATGCTCTAACTTCTTCATCGGTCTTTTTCTCTGTGTCTAAGAACGGTTTTCCAAACTTTGCCTCCCATTTTGACAGTGCGGCCAGAGAATGCTCTAGTTCTAAAACAACGCCTTCCCGAATTACAAACTCGGAAGTTTCTTCGTTAAAGAACTCTTGCTCTTCTACAATTAATGTGAGCATTCTCTGGCCTCCTGTCTAAATGATTATCACGGATCGCGGGTGAAGGCCCAGTCGCTATCACTGAACGAGTTCAGAGCGTAACCGGTAGTCGCTTCCGCGAGAATGGTAAGGTGTCCGCCAGCAACGGCGATGGTGACGGTTCCAGCAGCAACAACAGCGTTGGTGTCGGCGCGACGGTAACGAACGCCAGTAACTGTGGGGATGGTGATGACACCAGTCGCAGAAACAAACGTCGGCTCCGTAGCCGTAACCAGCGTAATGCCACCACCGAAGAATGCAAGAACGTCATCCGGCTGAGGAAGAATCGGATCAACGCCAACGGAACCGTAAAGGACTGCTTCCAAATCAGCAAGCTCACCAGCATCGACAACAGTCGAATCGATCACGATAAGCGCCGTGGGCTTGTAGCCCGTGACGTTCACCGGAACAGTGGACAGCTTGTAGCTGAAAGTAATCGCCTCGGGCGAATCGTTGACAGTGCCGTAAGCCTTCTCCGTCGGAGCAGCAGTGACACCGTACATGAGGTGGATCTTGTACCCGTAATCCTCGCCATCGATGTCGTTACCCTTCTTGGTCCGATAGGAAAGGCCAAACGAAGTGCGAGTCTGCTGACCAATGGTGACGCCAGCCGTGGGCGAAACGAGACCATCGAAAGGTTCAAACTCTACCGGATAAGTAAACGCCTCAAGCGTTGCCTCAAGCTGCTCGGCCGAAATGAGGTTCAGGTACTTGATGTTGTCAGCATACTTGGCGTTAGCCTCAGCACCAGTAGGAGACTCGGTAACGGTGGTGAGACCGTTCCAAGCAACACCATTGGTGTAGTTGCCGTCAACATCGGGGATGTAAAGGACCCCATGATCAACGCCCGTTTCATAGGTGCGCTCACCAGTATTGTCCCAACTAAGTGCGGTCATGATACTCCTTAGAAGTACAGTTTGTAGACAGTGTGGTTGAGTTGATCAGCCACATAGAAACGAAGAAACACGCAAGACGGTAAATCAGCAACCGCTGACGGGATGAGACTATCCGGGTCTCGATCGATCACAGTAACTTCATATCGTTTTTTGTGTATGTAAGGATTGTTATTGGCGAATTTAGTATCGATGTCATTAAGCCGATAAACAATACACGGATAATTCATTGAAACCGTTGGCGGTGGCTGAAAATATACAGACGGTGCGCCAAGAAGATCGACCAACAATTCTTGAAGCTGAGAACGTGGCAGCATTAATCATCCTCCAAGCGGAAACGGTCCATTGTATACTTCACCCAAACTTAAGACGAGTCTCGGATGACTAACTTCGACCGCTGTAACTGTCCAAGCCACACCCTGCCACATAACATAACGGATCGCAAAGAAATGATTGTTCGCGTATTCATCAGCCACAATACTAATAGAATTACCAACTGAAATATTATCATTAAGGCTTGCGCCATTCTCCAGTTTTCGAGAGTTACGAATCAC